ATGGGCTCAATTATTACGCGCAAGCGCAAGAACGGATCATCGAGTCACACCGCCCAGATCAGGATCATGCGGGGTGGGGTGACAGTTTATCAGGAAAGCCAGACCTTCGACCGCAAGCAAGCGGCCAGCGCCTGGCTGAAGCGACGGGAAGGGGAGCTGGCTCAGCCGGGTGCACTTGATCGGGCGATGCGAGAGGGTGCGTCGGTTGCTGAGATGATCGATCAGTACATCGAGCAGGTTGGCGCCATGCGTCCGCTCGGCAAGACGAAGCTGGCCACCCTGAAAGCGATCGCATCGAGTTGGCTCGGTGAGGTGATGGATTGTGACCTGACCAGCCAGGTGCTGGTTGAGTACGCCATCTGGCGCGCTGGGCCGGAGGGTGGCGGTGTCACGCCTCAAACCGTGGGCAATGATCTGTCGCACCTGGGTGCGGTACTGGCGGTGGCCAAGCCGGCGTGGGGTTATGAGGTTGACCCGCACGCGATGACGGATGCACGCAAGGTGCTGCGCAAGATGGGCCTGACCTCCCGTAGCAAAGAGCGTAACCGGCGCCCGACACTCGATGAGCTGAACCAACTGCTACAGCACTTTGCCGATATGCAGCAGCGGCGCCCGAGTTCTATCAACATGCTGAAGGTGATCGGCTTCGCGCTATTCTCTACGCGCCGGCAGGATGAGATTACCCGGATCCTCTGGGCAGACGTGGACGACGAGCATCAGCGGGTCATGGTGCGAGACATGAAGAACCCAGGCCAGAAGATCGGCAACAATGTCTGGTGCTCGCTGCCGGATGAAGCTTGGGCAATCCTGCAGAGCATGCCGCGGGGGTGTGCCGAAGTCTTCCCCTACAACAGCTCATCAGTCAGTGCTGCTTGGTTGCGTGCCTGCAAGTTTCTGCAGATCGATGACCTGCACTTTCACGACCTGCGGCATGAGGGTGTGAGCCGGTTGTTTGAGATGGCTTGGGATATCCCTCGGGTGGCCAGCGTGTCAGGCCATCGAGATTGGAACTCGCTGCGGCGCTACACGCACCTGCGCAAGCAGGGTGACAAGTACGCTGAGTGGGAATGGCTGCAGCGGATTATTGATGCGCCGGTTGATCTGGGTGCGCGAGCATCCTGATCGGCAACGTTAGCTGTTCTGGCGGCTGCTTAGTGTAGCCTGCGCCCATGCAGGCAAGGCCAAGCTGATTGTGGTTCATGGTCGTTATCGGGTTGACGGTACAAGGTAGCGCCTGAGCAGTGCACCAGCCGCCACGGCGGTGCCTGCAAGTTCTGCAAGTCTGGTCAGGCGTTGCCCAGTAGCGGGCGCTTTCCGGTTGATCCGCTGATCTGGTCAGCTGCAGCCAGCGCGCCCATCTTTGGCGGCGTTCACTTGCGGATGATGCCGCTGGCAGCAGGTCGTGCCAGCTGATCGAAAGTGACACAGGGCCGGGCACGTCAGCTGGCCTTCTTGAAGCGGCCGTGTAGCTTGTCGTTTTCCACGACTGCCCGCCGGCGCTGCTCGTCCAGGTAGTTCGCCAGATCCTGCAGGTGCACTCCCTTTGCCGCTTTTTGGCTCCCCTCAATCCGCGTTATCGGCAGGTCGATCTCGCCGGCCATGACTTTGCGCTGCATCTTCTCCGGCGTCAGGTGCTGGAAGTAGTCGTTGCAGACTCTCTCCAGCGGCACGATGGCCAAGCCGTTGTACTGCGCCATCAGTAGAAACAGCGTGTTCATGCTGCAGCCCTCCGCATTGTCCGCAGCGCAGCAGCAAACAGGCGCTCGGCTTTCTCGTCTTCAACGTCTTGCTGACGTGGCATTGCGATCCATCCGAATGAGTGGACCTGCACGCCGTTGCCTTCCAGCCCTATCTCAATCTTTACCTTGGCCAGCAGCCGCTGGTGCTCTTCTTCCAGCGTGGGCGTCAGGTCGGCCTGTACCATTGGTGAACTGAGGTTTACGACAGCTGTGTGCATGCGCTTGTCGTCGGTCATCACGGCCATGAACACACACCATGGGTGCGCCCATTCTGCGATCGCGCCGGCCTGGTGCCGGTCGAGCAGGGAGACGCGCTCGAGCTTCATGTCGACCGTGCGCACCTCACCGTAGCCGAGGGCGCTGTGATGCACGATGGCGACGGTGCGCAGCAGTATCTCCGTCATCTTGTTCCGGCGCTTCTGGATGCTGTGTTTGCGCGCTGTCATTGGGCCTCCTGCTTGCGGCGCAGCTGGCCGATCTGTTGGCGTTTGCGGGAGCAGGGTTGGTGGTCGCCCTGGTTGCGGCGTTGGCCGCAGATATCGCAGTGCTGTGGCAGGTCGAGGTTGCGCAGGATGAGTGGGGTTTTCATGCGGTCGCCTCCAGTGCCAGCCCGCGCTGGCCGAGTCGGTCCATACATGCGGGGTGTCTGGCGTGTCGTGCGCCTGCATGACTTCAATGGCAGGGCGTTGCTCAATGAGCACGCCCGCCAGGCGTTGCCAGATCGCGGCGATGCGGTCGGGGAAGCGCGCCCAGATGTGCTGCGCGGTGGCGTACTCGCGTTTGGTATCGATCCGGAAACCTGTGCGCCCTTTGGTTGCGCCGGCAGAGCCGAAACCCATTTCAGCCCTGATGATAGTGCGGCGGGCCTGTTCAATTGGGTCGTTGGTTTCATCAAAGGCCCGCTCAAACTCAGATCGAGCGTAGGGCGTGAGCACCAGCAGTTCGGTGAGTTGGTCGCGTTGCCCTGCGTCTTGCAGAACCTGGAACAGGTTGACGATATCGCCGTCCAGATCGTTGTAGACCTCTGCGAAGCTGCGCGGCTTTTGCATCAGCACGCCGGCAGCGCCTCCGAAGGGCTCAACGTAGACGCGATGCTCCGGGAAGTGCTGCAAGATCCAGCTTGCAAGCCTGAACTTGCCGCCGTGGTAGCGGATGACGGGGGTGGTGATCATGCCGCCACCCCCTGCATCAGCTGCTGATCGTGCTCGTTGGCTTTCACCAGCGCGGCCATGGGGTAGGGGCTGACGCTGTTGCCGACCATCTTCACCTGGTCCGACTTGCTGAAGGTGCGTCCGTCGTGGCCGCGGTCGATGATGTAGTTGCTGGGCATGCCTTGGCAGCCGTATAGCTCGCGGGGCTGGAGCATGCGCAGGCCGATATCGATGATGACGTAGGGCGTGCCCTGGTACACCACGGTTACTAGCGCGAGCCGGTCTTTGGTGGTGATGGTGGGCAGCGGGGCGTCAGCAGCTGAGAGGTTGTCGGTGCCGTAGTAGCTCATGAGGAACGCTGCAACGCGCAGGGCTTTCTCTTCGATCACCTCGGGGGAGAGGGTACATTCAACCAGGGCGTGATGCTCCGCGCCGGCGGTGATGGCTGGCAGTGGTGCCGTTGCCGGTTGGCCGGTGCAGTTACGGCGCAGGGTGACCAAGTTGGCGGTGACCAGCTGCTGCTGGCTGGCTTTGCCGACGATGGTGCTGGCTGGCCGGGTGATCGGGTGGCCGGGGGTGGTGTTGTAGCCGCCGTTCATTTGGGCCATGAAGGCGCAGGCGATTGCCCGGTGATTCTCGGTCAAGATCGCACCGAGTGGTTTGCCGCCGTCTGTGGGCTTGCCGGAGTATGCTGGCCCGCCAACGCCAACCAGCACTGGCGACGCAACCATTAGCTCACCCCGGTTGGCGCAGGTGATGACTGGCAGTGGCTGCCGAGCGTCTTGCACCCGGTCTGACCCTTGATGGGTTGCCGGTGCAATGACAGCAGAGGTCAGCGCAAACGCCCCGCCCTTGGGTTGGCCGGTGATAGTGCGCAGCGGTTCGTCGACGGGGTGTACGCGGTCGCTGCTCCAGTTGGCAATCGGCACGATGAAGGGCTGCGCAGAGTCGAGCACAAAGCGGCGGATGCCTTTGGCGATGCGGCGCATGGTGGCATCGGCCAGCGGTCGGGGCCGGTCAAAGATCGACGGGCAGGGCAGGCTGAAGTCGAGGTGGTCCGCTGCTGCTGGCCAGCGCTTTTGGCCGCGCTTGGGCTTCTCGAAGTGGGTTGGCTCGGGCCAGCAGATCGGCAGGCCGTCGCGGCGGGCGACCAGAAACAGGCGCTCGCGGGTGGTGGCTGCGCCGTAGTCGCAGGCGCGCAGCAGCTGGTGCTCCACCTGGTACCCAAGCCCGCGCAGGTGCTTAAGGAAGGCGCGCCACGTTTTGCCCTTGCGCTTCGGGTCGGGGATCAGGAACTGGTTCTGCACCGGTACCCGCTCGCCCGGGTCGGCAACGCGGTTGATGGTCTTGTTTGTGCGGGGGCAGGTGATGCGGTCGAGTGTGACCACGCGCCCGGTGACCTTGCAGCGCTTAGCTACCAGTGGCCCCCAGTTGCGGATCTGCTTGACGTTTTCCATCGTGATCATTGCCGGCGCCGCCTGGCCTGCCCACATGGCGATAACCCACGACAGTGACCGGCTTGCGGTGCTACGCGGTTGGCCGCCTGCTGCCTGGCTGTGGTGGGTGCAGTCTGGAGAGGCGTGCAGGTGTGCCACTCGGCGCCCGCCGGTGACCTCGTGCGGCTTCACTTCGTACACGTCGCACGTGAAGTGCTGGGTGTAGGGGTGATTCACGCGGTGCATGCTGATCGCGTTCTCGTTGTGGTTGACCGCGATGTCCACCGGCTTGCCGGTCGCCATTTCGGTACCGGTGCTGGCCCCGCCGCCGCCTGCGAACAGATCGATGCGCAGGTCGTTGGCGTAGTTGAGCTGGTATTGGGTGTGGAGATTCATGGCTTCGGCCTCCCGCAGTCTGCGCACTGGATGTGGCCGGTGGTGCGGTTGCCGCTCCGAGTCAGGCAGTAGCCTTTGCACGGTGTGGGCTGTGTCGGTTGCAGCACTGCCCCGTCCTTGCCGTAAAAGTTGGCCTTGTCCAGATACTCGGCGTGCTTATAGATAACGTCGCAGTCGCACAGCACGCCGCCGTTGGTCACGTTGAAGCTGCATGCGTTGTGGTGATACTCGGGAGATACAGATCGAGCGATCTCCCAGGCGCGGGGGATGTCGATGCTCATCGCTGCGCCCCTTCGGTCTGCTGCTCCGGCCGCTTCTCGTCCAGGCAGTACAGTTGCAGGAACTCATCCACCACAGAGATATCTCCGGCGTAGTAACGGTCGGCCATTTCTTCGAGGTGCTTGAGCATCTCGCGTGCGCCGAACTGGAGGCGGCCGCGAACGCGGGCAAGCAAGCCCTGTGCGCTGATGCACATGCCCTGGTGTTTGGCTGCGAGTGGCACGGGGGTGGGTGCGTGTTGTGGGGTGCATACATGGCTCATGGCTTCAAGTACGCACACCTGAACCATAGCGAGCAGCTGAGTAGATCCGCCTTTTGGCATATCGCCATACATGATCTGAATGATTTTTCGCGCCTTATCCAGCGCTATAGCGTCATGGCCCTGCTCCACCCGCTCAACAGGTGGGCGCATTATCGACATGATCGCGTCCGCCGCTACCGCCTCCGATTGGCCAGTTGTCGACAGCAGGACATCGATGATGGACTGTCGAACCGACAAGGATTTCTTGTGAGTTGCTTGCTCAACAGGCGCATGGGCGGGTGGCGTTTCTGCCTGCTCCCCAGTTGCAGCAGCCAGTACGGCCAGTGCCTGGGTTTGCGTTGGCCAGGTCAGGCGCACTTCGGTACCGGGGGCGGTGAACAGCAGGCAGGCCACCTCCTCTTCATCCGGCCCCAGCATCAAGCAGGGTTCTACGGTGACGCCGGGTTGCCCGAGGTGGATGGTCTGGCAGAGCGTTGGCGGGGTGGTGTCGGTTGCGCTTGGTTCTGCATGCAGGTTATTTGGCGAGCCATACATGCGCGCGACAGCCTCGGCGTGCTGCACTTGCATAGCTGAGAGTGGAGCGTGCTGCTTTATCCCAAGCAGGCGGCGGATAGGCTGGCCAATGGTGCTTTTGCCGCCTTGGTGGTGATACAGGATCCACAGCAGCATGCCCTCGTACATGCTGAAGCGCTGCGCAAAGGTATCAGGCGCCGCGTTGTTCATCGCTGCCTGCACATAGTTGGCCGCGTCCAGCAGCTCTTCCAGCAGGTGCTGCAGCCATTCGTTCAGGGTCAGGTCGTCGCGCTCGGTGGTGACGCCGTACTTCTTGAGGCCGACAAGGGAGCGGTCCAGCAGCAGCTGCCGGTTGCGTTCGACGTTCTGGTCAGGTGACTGCATATCACACCCCCTCTGCGCATTCTTCGCGCATCAGCTGGATGTCGATGTCCAGCATCTGGTTGCGCAGGTTGTCGATTGTCTTCTGCTGGCGAAAGCGTGCGGCTTCGCCCTTGGGCGGGGTGCGCAGCAGCAGGGCGATGTTGGCGGCATGGGCGGCGTGTTGCTGCATCAGCTCTTGCCGGGTGCGGATGGCTTGGCCTGTCATGCTGCCTCCTGCGTGGCGCGGGCGCGGGTGAGGTCGTCGACGATGCGGAAGCCGCTGGAGGCGAGGTTTTTGGCCTCGCGTGATTCCTTGAAACTGCCGGTGGCGTGCAGGGCGTTGGCGGCGAGGTTCAGCTTCTCGGCCATCTTCCCGATGGTGCTGATGTCGCGCTCGCTGAGCGGGGTGAGATTGGCGCGCAGGGCTTGGAGCTCCTGCTCGTGGTTCAGCTGCTGCTGTTCCAGTGCCTGGGCGTAGTCCGACTTGGTGCGCTCCAGCTGGTTCTTCAGGCTGACTGTCTCGCGGCGTAGGTCGTTGTTGTTGCGGTTTGCCGAGTTCATGCCTGCGCGCAGCTTGCTGAGTTCGGCTCGGCCCATGCTGCTGCCGCGCTCAAATGCGTCATAGGCCCACCAGCAGGCGATAGCCAGCAGGACGATCAGGACGAGGATGGCGGCGCCCAAGTAGTGAATGGCGGTGAGGGTGGTTGGTTCGGTCATTGGCTGTGTCTCCCTGCGCCCGGTGCGCAGTGGTAGGTGCTGCACCGGGCTGGCTGCTGTTGTTGGTGGTTACTTGCCGATGGCGAAGGTGCCGACGGTGAGGTCTGCGACTTCGCTCAGCTCGTTCAGTAGTACTTGCTTGAACTCCTGCGCCATGTCTTCTTCGTTCTGTTCCTGCATGGCCCAGCGGGGCATCAGCGTTGGCTTCTCGCCGGTGCGGATGCTGATCCGCAGGATGAAGGTGCGTGCTGCAAGGCCCTCATACGGCACAGTGGTGAAGTGCAGTTCGGCCGGCTGCTTCTCGGCGTGCTTGGCTTCAATGGAGTCCATCGCACTGCGGCTGGTACCGAAGTTGCTCTCGGAGCTGGTGCGCTCTGCCTTCGCAGTGATGGTGATGGTGCGGATCTTCTGTACGGCATCGGCGACTTCCATCTTCTCGCCGTTGGCGTCGATCACGACCAGGCTGCCGTGCCAGTCCTCCATCCATTCGGCCAGTTTGGTCTGGCCGAGGTGTTCGCCGGCGATCTGCTTCATGGCCTTGAACGCAGCGGTGGGCTTGAGCTGCAGCAGCGCTTCGTCGTCACCGTGGCCTGGCTCTTCGATGTGGCCGAGATTGAAGATGACATTGCAGGCCATGCGCTCTGCGTCTACGAATCCGATGGTGGCGAAGGTTTCTACGCGGTGCTCTTTGACGTACTTGCAGAAGTCGGCGATGGATTTGGTGCGCAGTTGCCCGCGGAAGCGACTGCGGAACTCTTGCAGATGCTCGATGTTCTTCAGCGAGTAGCTATCAGGAACCAGCAGTGCGGGAGTGAACGACTCCAGCGGCTTGCCGTAGGCGACGTTGGCGGCGTCTGTGATTTGCTTGAGTGTTTCTGCTGTCAGCATTAGGTCTTTCCTTGTGGTAGGTGGATTGGTGCTGCTGGCGGTCAGTCGCGGGCGACGACCGGGGCGTCCTGCTTGGTAAACAGCTGGCCGCTGGGGTTGTCTGCGAACAGCTGCAGGCCGTTGGCAGTGACGAAGAACGGCGTCTCGGTGGCCGTGTCTTCACGCTTGCTGCCGCGCTTGGTTGGCTCGGTAAAGTCCAGCTTGTGTGCCACTTTCACCTGGTGGCTGTCGCCGATCTGGCTCAGCTCAAGCGTGAGGGTGACTTTGCCCTTCTTGCCGTGCTCAACGACGCCGGCGGCGACGTGCGACAGGGCCATGCCCATCTGGTTGGCGAGTACGCCGGCGTTCAAGCTGGCGATGAACTCGCCCGGGTCGGTAGGTTTCATTGCGGTGCTTCCTCTTTGGTAGGGGGTGATCAGGCTTCGCTGGGCTGGGCTACAGCACGGACGAGGGCCATGATTCCGGTTTGAATGTCGGTCTTGCCGATGGCTGCCCAGCGCTCTGGTTCTGCGCGGGAGAAACGAACGAACTCATGCACTGCGGCCTGCTGGCCATTCTCTGAAGCGATGGCCTTTTTTTGCCGCTGATCGAGTAGGTGATTAGCCAGTTCGGCCTGCAGCTGCAGCAGCTCTGTGCCTTTGGCCTTGATGCGGTTCATCAGGTCAACTTCTTCCTGACTCAGCTCGCGGTAGCCGCTGATCTTGCGGTGTTGGTTTTCCACGTGGGTTTCCTCTGGTTGTGTGCCGCTTAGGCGGCGTTGGCCCGTTGGAGCTGGGCGTCGAGGTATCGGGCCAGCTCTTCCAGGGTGACGACCAGCGGGCTGCGCTTGGATGCGTGCAGCCGCTGGAGCGTGATTTGCAGCTCACCGGTATCGATCAGCCGGCGCAGGTGGCGGTCTGTGCGAATGTGCGGGAAGTGCTCGGCGCGCAGTTCGCTCAGGGTGAGATACGGCAGCGTGTAGCGGCGCTGCAGCTGTGCCAGGGTGGCGGTTGTCATGCTGCCACCTCTGGCAGGTAGCCCACTGCAAGCAGCTCGCGCAGACCATCTACTGTTTTGGCCTGGACCATGTGCATTACATGCTGGCCGTCCATTACGGTGAGTTGCAGCTGCTCCTGGCCGCGCCCTGCAAACCCGACGCTGACGGTGAGCGGGTGCGGGAAGCGGGCCATGCCAATATGCAGGGCCTCGGCCAGGCGCAGGGCTGTGTTGTCCAGGCGACGCAGGTGCTCCAGTGCTTCATCTGCTGCGGCTGCGGCCTGCTTGGCATCGACGGCGGTCGGGTGCTTGAGGCGCAGTTGCAGCAGGGCAACGGCACCGGTGATGCGATCGATCAGCGGCTGCGGGTTGAGCGGGGCTTTGTTGGGGTTGATCACGCTGCCTCCTCGATCTCTACGCCCATCAGGTCGGCGAGCCAGCGCAAACCCTTTTGGGTGACGTAGGTTTGGCCGTAGATCTGGCCGTTGCCGTTGTTGATCTGCGGGTTGCCGTTGTGGTGCTTGAGCTGAACGCGAAAGCGGCCGCGGTCAACGTCTGACGTGTTGTAGGGCAGGCAGTGCTGATCAAGGATTTTGCGGGCCTTGAGGTCTGCGGTCAGGCGCTTGAGGCCGGTGTTCAGCAGCTTGGCTGTGGTGGCCAGGTCGTATTCATGCGGCATGGGTGGGCTCCTGTGCTGCTGCGCGGGCCTTTCTGGCGTAGGAGGCGGCGTTTAGGTTCAGCTTGCCGAGACGGATTCGCTCCGCAAAGCTAATCAAACCCAACGAATAGGCGAGGCTGATCATGCCTAAAGCTACGCCGAAGTATTCACTGGAGATTGGTTCCTTATCCGATGCGTAGCGCGCGTCATTCAGTGATTGGAGGATGCCGCCCACGGCGATGTCTCGCTGTTCTTCCCGGCTCACGCTGCACGCTCCAGCTGGCCATTGGCGCAGTCGTCGATCCATTTCTCAATGCGCGCCACCGGGTTAGTGGCTTCGGCCTGGGGAATGGTCAGGGTGTGCAGCTCGCCGTCTACGCGCAGATGCAGGCGCAGCTGTTTGGCCTCGCGATGCACCTGCAGGGTGCCGTAGTTCTGCGTGCTGGTGCCGTAGATGCGTGTGTGGGTAAACGCCACGCTGAACGCGCCACCGGCGTTGACCTGGGCGGGCAGTAGTTTTTTGCTGAGGTCGGTAAGGGTATTCACGCTGCCGACCCTCCGTCCCAGGGGCCGACGTCATCGACCGGTTGAACAGGGCGCAGGGCGGCGCCGGCGCGATTGCCACCGATAACGATGGCAAGGCCGGTGCGCTTGATGATGGCTGCGATAGTGGCCGGGCTAGTGGCCGCTGTGGGGTGCAGGTATACCCTGCAGGTGTTGCTTGGCTGTGTCCGCATTGTGTTGAACCTGTGTGGTAGGTGGGTTCAACACAAATCTAGTTTACCTTTGGGTAGTTTGCAATACCTGATAGGTAGTTTTTTAGGTTGTTTCGATCAGAGGTCTGATATCTTCCAGCGGGCGCGGCCGCAGATATGCCACTCCTCATCCAGTTTGATCACGCGATCTGGCCAGCTGTCGTTTAGGGCGTAGAGGTAGTATTCGTCGCCTTCGCGGCGCAGTTGCTTGAAGGTCACGCCGTTGTCTCTGGTGCGCTTTGCCACCACGAAGCAGCCGGGGGTTGCCTCCAGTGATGGGTCAATAACGACCTTGTCGCCATCAACAAACTTGGGCTCCATGCTGATGCCTTCGATCCGAAGGATGAATGCGTTGGGGCCAACTGGGCCGGGGGCTTCGATCCACTCTTCGGCGTCGCCTGGGTGGAATTGGTCGAATGCTTCGCAAAAGGTACCTGCCACCACGCTTCCTATCACTGGTAGCTGCCGTCCGGCTGGGCGACCGTCTGACACGTTCTGATGTTCTGGGAAGTCCAAGGCGCCCTTCGGGATGTTGAATGCCTTTTCGATCTCCCGCGCTACCTGCTCCCCGATTTTCTTGTGGGGGTTTCTTCCTGCGAAAGCTGAGACCTGAGCAGGGGATTTGCCAAGCAGCTCGGCAAATTCCTTCAGCTTTAGCTTGCGCTCTGCCAGCAGGCGCAGGGTGTTTTGGTAGCGAATGTCTTGGACTGTCATGGCGTCAGTATCTGGTTAGTTACCTCTTAGGTAAATTGCCAATAGGGTATTGCGTGAAAACTACCTATCAGGTAGCTTTGTCGGCAGGAGGATCACGCCATGACCTTAAAAGACTTCATTAAGGGCCTGGACGCTCAAGCCCTTGAGGCTTACGCGGCGGCCTGCAACACCACGGTGAACTATCTCACCACTCACATTCTGTATGCGACCAAGGAGCCCAGCGTGCGCTTGATGAAAAGCCTTGCGCAGCAGAGCTGCGGCGCAGTAGCCATGCAGGATGTGCTGTTGCATTACGGACTGCTTGGCCCGGAGCCGGTAGCAGCCTGAGTAACACCCGCCGGAGACACAGCCAACTCAAGCACGGCGGGAGCCGGTAGCGGGAGCCTCACCAGCAGACCGCTACCGGCACAGAGCAAGAAACAAAGCCAGCCGCGTTGCGACTGGCTGAATAGGTGTCAGAGCCAAGGGACCACCTACCACGGAAGACCCTGACTCTGACGGGGTTGGTGAGCAGCTACCACACCGCTCACCGCACAACAGTCAGCCCCTGACACAGCCAGTGCAAAGGGGCCGGCGACTGCTGTAGACCAAGGATAAGCGCCCCTGCGCCCCTTGGCTACGGCGATAAAGGGGAAATAAGACCTATGAGCCGTAAAGACTTGCTGCCGGACGCCGGGCCGGTGCTGTCACTCAGGGCCGCGCTGTATCGCGCGTGCCGTGATTTTCGCGGGGGTATCACTGCTGTTGCCCTGGAAATGGGAGTGTCACCCGATGCGCTGACCAAGGCGCTCAGCCCCAGCCTTAATCGCCCGATCATGCCGGAGTGGATCGAGGACATTCTCACCATCACCCAAGACGAACGCCTTGCTGCAGCGCTGGTGCGCCCCGGTGGAGCGGTCGCGTTCAAGCCGATGCCTGTCAAGGTCACGCCGCAGGCGCTGCTTGGGTTGGCGGCAATGGCCGGCGCAGACGCAAGCTTTGTTGCGAGCCTGCATGAGGGCGTGGCTGATGGGCGGTGGGATCTGCACGAGGTGCTGAAGCTGGAGCACTGCGCCGGGCGCGTGATCGCCGAGCTGCTGGGCATCTGCGCTGGGGCGCGGCAGGCGATGGAGGAGGGCGCAGACCATGGCTGATGCATGTGATCTTGGCAGCGATCGCGCCCAGCAGTTGCTTGATGATGCCCTCGCGGCCCGCCGCCAGAAAGCCTCGCGGCCCGCCGCCAGAAAGCCTCGCGGCCCGCTATCGACCACCCGTACTGCCTCGATTGTGATGAAGCCATTCCCCTCAAGCGGCGCGAGGCGCTGCCGGGGGTTGAGTGCTGTGTGGATTGCCAGCAGTTGCGCGAACGGTCGGGGGTAGGCAATGGCTGATCTACCCGACATTACCCTCGATGACCTGCCGGGGCTGCTGGCCCATATCGATGCACATGACCGCGAGACCTGGGTGCAGGTGGCCATGGGCGTTAAGTCCGAGTTTGGTGAGGCTGGGTTTGATGATTGGAACAGCTGGAGCCAGAACGGCGACTCATACAAGGCAGCCGATGCTAAGTCGGTCTGGAAGAGCTGCAAGCGCGGGAAGACGGGCATCGGTACCGTTATCCATCTGGCAAAGGAGCGGGGTTGGAAGCCGCGCAAGCAGAGCCTGACCGCTGAAGAAAAGCGCCGCCAGCGCGCGGAGCAGGAGGCCCGCCGCAAGCAGCGTGAGGCTGAGGTGCTGGCGGACGAAGAGCGCAAGGCGACTATGCAGCAGCAGATCCAGGTGGCAACCGTTCGGCTGTTGTCTGAGTTCACCAAAGCGCGGGGCAAATCTGCGTACCTGGAGCGCAAGCAGGCGCCGGCATTTGGGGTGCGCTTTGTGACGCAGCCGGTGCTGATGGTGACCGACGACAAGCGCGGGGTGTGTGAGATCTGGACCGGGGAGAGTATCGGCCAGTTCTTCGGGGCGCTGCCGAAGCCAACGCCAGACCACCTTTCATTCCGCAAGTACGGGCCGGGTGACATTCTGATTCCGCTGGCCGATCTGGACGGCACCGTGTGGAGCCACCAGAGCATTAACGGCAATGGCACCAAGCTGTTCCCGAAGTTTGCGCGCAAGCAGGGTTGCTGCCATTGGGTTGGCCGGTCGGATGATATGCCGGTGATCGCGCTGGCCGAGGGTTACGCGACGGCCTGCAGCGTGTACCAGGCGACGCAATGGCCGACGATCATGTGCGTGGACCTGGGCAACATGGCGCACATTGCCCGCGGCATCCGTGAGCGGTACCCACATGCGCAGCTGGTGATTGCCGGTGATGATGACCCGAAGGCCAACGGGGATAACCCGGGCCGGGTGCTGGCTGAGGCGCTGGCGTTGGAGTTTGACGCGGTTGCGGTGTTTCCGGTCGCGCCGGAGCAGAGCAGGGAGGCAGCATGACGGCATCCCGCAAGATCGATTGGAATGACCTGCATGTAGAGTTTGGGCTGGACGTGGTGCGCGAGCAGTTGCAGCGGGCTGCGGCCAATGCGCCGTTGCCGCGTGTGCGCACGGCGGGCGAGCCTGACGCGGCTGATGACCTTCCCCCGGCCCCATCCGACACAGCGCCCGCCGCTGGTGCGGCACCGCCAGAAGAGGGGGCGGGGGAGGCTTCGGGCTGGACGCTGGAGAAGTTGACAAGCCGGTTTGCGCTGGTGGAGGGCGAGACGAAGGTATTCGACCTGCACCGTAAGGTGGTCGTGAAGAAGACGGGCTTTCTGGCGATGGTGGGTAAGGCTCTGGGCAACCAGTGGTATGACCTGCCGAGCAAGAAGGGCGTGGACCCTGAACACGCGAAGCGGCTGGAGACGGATGCGAAGCTGGGCAAGCGGCTGGGCAAGTCGAAGGGGCAGGTCAGCAGCGAGGATTTGTACTGGCGCTATGTGTACCTGGACGGTTCGCAAGATATTTACGACCGCCAGCTGCGGCAGCGTTTGCCGGCGGCGGCGGTGAAGTTGGCGCTGGGTGATGCGTTCTCGCTCTGGCAGAACTCGGACCAGCGGCAGGTGATCCCGGCTGCGAATCTGGTGTTTGACCCGCGCATGACGGAAAGCCCCAAGGATACGATCAACACCTTTGAGGGCCTGCCTCTTACCCCGAACCCCGATCTTGATCTGTGCCGTGGCATCGTCTGGCTGTTGGGCTTCCTCTGCAATGGCCAGCAGGATGCGGTCGACTGGCTGACGAAGTGGCTGGCCTTCCCGCTGCAGCATGTGGGCGCGAAGTTGGACACGGCGGTGCTGATGCACTCGACGATGGAGGGCTCGGGTAAGAGCCTGCTGTTCGGCGATATCATGCGGCCGATCTATGGCGAGTACGGCGCGACGGTCGGCCAGGTGCAGCTGGAGAGCAGCTGGAGCCAGTGGCAGTCGAGCAAGCTGTATGGCCTGTTTGAGGAGGTCGTCAGCCGGGACCAACGCTACAACCAGACCGGCAAGATCAAGCACATGGTCACCGGCAAGACGGTGCGCATCGAGTCGAAGTTTATGAACGGGTGGGAAGAGGCGAACTATATGAACGCCGTGTTCCTGTCGAACGAGATCCTGCCCTGGCCGATCGGGGAGAACGACCGGCGCATGCTGGTGCTGTGGCCAGAGCTGACGCTGCCCGAGAAGGCGCAGAAGCGCATCGGCTGGGAGCTGGCGAACGGTGGCATTGAGGCGTTTTACCAGTATCTGCTGGATTACGACCTGGGCGACTTTGACGAGCGCACCCGACCACCGAAGACGCCAGCGCGGCAGCGGCTGGTTGAGCTGAGCTTTACCGCCTGGGAGACGTTCTACAACCTGTGGAAGACTGACGGGCTGGGTATTCCGTTCAGCCCTTGCCGCACGCAGGACCTTTACGGCCTTTTCACTGAGTGGTGCTCGCGGGGCGGTGAACACAAGCTGAGCGAGACCAAGTTCGGGCTGTTCCTCGGTACCAAGCCAGATACATACAAGTCTCCGGGGCAGTACTTCTGGTACGACGACTTCAACAACCGAAGGCGCTCGATGTTCTTTGTCCCTAACCCGCCTGACGGGCTCGACCTGTCGGATGGCAAGCGGCTGGGCCAGTTGGTGCGCGATTGGCGCAGGCAGGCCGCTGAGGCCGGCTGGCACCCGGAGAAGTGGGACGGTTGCATCGGCTACAGCGCGCCACTGCGTAATGCGGGAGGCCCTGATGCTTAATCTGTCCGGGGTGTCTAGGGTGTGTCTAGGGTTGCAGAATCAAACCCTAGACAGCTACAGCCCGCGTGCTAGAGCGGCTGGCGTTCAAGTGTCTAGGGTTGCACGGGTTTTTACGCGCGCGCGGGCGTGTATTTATCGCAATCGGCTTTGGTGTTTTTTGTTCATGCGTGAGCAAAAAACCCTATCAACCCTAGACACCCTAGACAGTTATAAAAAAGTGTTTGTTTTTAAAAGGGTTTTGCTGTCTGGGGTTGTGTCTAGGGTTGGCGGATTTGTGTCTAGGGTTGGAAAACAGGGGGTGTTGCGATGATCGAGCGGGTTGAAATGGCCCTGATTACCTGGGGAGACCAGTATCGGCGGCGGGGCACGGTGGCGATGCTGCAGTGCACTCTGGGTGCAATGATCGATGCGCAGGGCGAGATGATCAGGAGTACGGCGCTTGGTGCTGGCTACGGCGTTGGCCTTGAGAGCGGCCCGCTTGGCGCTGTTGGTGAGGCGGTCGAGCGCGCCCTGGTGATGATCCGGCAGCCGGTGGAGGCGGGCGGGCACGGCAAGGTTGGCGCAGAGCTGGTTAAGCTGGCCCGGGTGCGGTACCTGACCGACCCGATGCCGCTGGTGGAGCAGCAGGCCAAGCGCATGGGCTGGCGGTCGCAGGCGACCTATCGCAGCAAGCTGCACCAGTTGCATGTGCTGCTGGAGCCGCTGCTGCTGGCTGAGCTGCCCTGGCTTCGGCGGGCATCTTGAAAATAGTCGTTACCGTTAGTCGGGCATGTTTTGGCGCTAACGCACGTTCAACACACGTTGCACGCACTGCCCACGCAAAGCACCGGAAAGGGCGTTAATTGATGGTTTACGCCTTTGACGGTCTAGCGTAAAAAGTCAGCTAAGTTTTTGATTCGTGCGTAAGCAGCACGGCAAACCGCTTCCCCTGCTGGACTGGCTGCCAGCAAACCCCAAACCCCGCTCCGGCGGGGTTTTCTATTTCAGCGCCAGGGAAGGTTCAACCCGGGAGCATCCATGAGGATTCAGAACATGAGCGAGCCGACCACCGCAGGGCTGGCCGGCATTGGGCTGGGCAAGCTGCTGGGCATCAGCGTTGGCGCGATCCTGGCCGCGGTCGTGGTGATGGCGATGACGCTGCCGAAGACCTCACGCGAGTGGGTGGCCGGTCTGATCAGCACGCTGGTCTCGTCCATCTGTGGAGGGGCTGGTTTGGTTCAGTGGCTTGGCTTCACCAGCTGGGTCGATACGTTTGAAGGCACGGTAGCGATGATCGGCCTGTGCTTTGCCTGCGGCCTGCCGGCTTGGGTGTTCGTCCGGGCGTGGTTTGCTTACGCAGCAAAGAGCCAAGGCATGTCGCTGATCGACATGATCAAAGAGATTCGTGAGGCGCTGGGGCGGTGATCGGCGCTGGTCTGGCTGTCACCGACCTGGATGATGCGCTGGCAGACTTGGCGAAGCTGGGCCAGCAGGCTAACCCTGCGCTGGCATGGGCGGTCAACGAGGTTGGCGGCGAGGCCATCAAGATGCTGCAGGCCGAGGCCCGCACTGCTTTTGACCGGCCCACGCGCTTTACCCTCAACGCCTTCAGGCTGCTGCGTGCCAAACCATCGGCACCCGAGGCGGCGGTCTGGGTGAAGGACGAGAAGGACGGGGCAGGCGGCGGCCAGGCACCCGAGGCATGGTTCGAGCCGCAAGTCTACGGCGGAGGCAGATCGGTCAAGCGGTCTGAGTACCGGTTGCGGGAAAAGGGCATCTTGCCTTCGGGTATGTTCCTGGCCCCGGGGCCGGGCGCGCGGATGGACGCCTACGGCAACATGTCTCGCGGCCACATGCAGCAAGTGCTTTCTGGTCTGGGTGCAGACAATCCGTCTGGCTCGACCATCGTCGCAACCCGCAGCGCTCGGTCCCTGAAGAAGGGGCACGCGAAGGCGTTCTTCGTGATGAAGCGCGGCAAGACCCCCATTGGTATCGCCGAGCGAAGAGGCAAGACCCTCGCTCTGGTGCTGTTGTTCGTGAAGCAACCCAACTACTCGGCTCGCTTCGACTTCCATCGCGTGGTGCGGCAGGTGGCCGAGAACGATGCGCTGGTGGAAGCGGCCATCGGTCGTGCCATCGAGCGGTTCGGGGGGTAGGGGCAGCGGGCGCACCGATTTGGGGCGTCCGGATATTTACGGGTCCTCCCCGGCCCCCCTGACCCTACACGGGTTATTCGGCTCGTGTTTTGGCTCTAGCTGAAATTTGTCTAGGGGTGTCCGTCTTTTCAAGGTGTGTGTCATGGGCAAGCAAGTCACTAAGGCTGAGCTCGGTGAGATTGTTGGCCGTGATGAGCGCACGCTATCTCGCTGGCAGAACGCTGGCATGCCGGTGGTCGAGGTTGGCCTCGGGCGCGGCAATGAAAACGTGTATGACACGGCCGCGGTGATCGAGTGGCTGGTGCAGGCTGCCGCACTCAACGGCAAGCGTGAGACAGCCCGCGAGCGGCTGGACCGCATCAAGGGTGACCGCGAGGAACTGGCGCTGGCCCGTGAGTTGGAAGAAGTGGTGCTGGCCGAGGAACTGGTCGAGCGCTTCGAGGCGATGATTACCGCCGCAAAGATCGAACTACTGAACACCTTGCCGGAGAACCTGGCGAGCGAACTTTCTGCCCGATACGGGGTTGAGGTGGATGACCAACTGATCCGCGACCCTATCGAGGCCATCCTCCGAGAGCTGGCGAACTATGACCCTGATGACGAAGACCCGTCAGACGGGGATCCTGACGAACCGGACGATCCGGAGGCTGCTGAAGAAGACGGCGACTAAGTCGCTGCGCCGAGTCTGCCGCAAGTGGTCTCCACCACCCCGGCTGAGCACCATCCAGTGGGCAACCAAGTATCGCTGGCTTGCCCCGGAAGAAGCTGCGCGCCCAGGCAAGTATCGGTTTGAGATTACCCCGCACCTGATCTGGCCAGGCGGCCCGCTTGAGGCGCTGGACGATCCAGCTGTTAACGAGATCGTTGGCAGGAAGTCGGCACAGGTGGCCTGGACAAGCGGCGTGCTTGGTAATGCGCTGGGCAAGTGGATCGACATTGACCCATCGCCGATCCTGGTGCTGTTCCCCAAAGCCGAGGCTGCAAAGCAGTACGTGGCGGAAAAGCTGGAGCCAATGATCGAGGCGACGCCTCGGTTGCGGAAGAAGGTAGACCTGCGCAGCCGCAAGCTGCAGCAGCGGCAGGACTTTAAGAAGTTCCCCGGTGGCTTCCTCAAGCTGGTCGGCTCCAACAGCCCGGCCAGTGTTAAGTCCACCCCGGTACCGCGGGTGGCGGTTGAAGAGCCGGACGACTGCAACCTGAACCTGCGCGGGCAGGGCGACAGCATCAAGCTGGCGAAGGAGCGCCTGAAAACGTTCCGGCGCTCGAAGATCATCATCGGTGGTACGCCGACGATCAAAGGGCTGTCGGCCATCGATGCCGAACTGGAGTTGTCGGACAAGCGCGTTGGCTTGGTGCCGTGCCACGAGTGCGGCCAGGAGCACGCGCTCAGCTTTGACCACCTGCACTGCCCGGAGGATCCGGATTACCAGCACGAGGTGTACGGCAACCATCGCCCAGAGCAGAGCTACTACGCCTGCCCGCATTGTGGCGCGATCTGGGACGACAACCAGAAGAACGCCAACCTGAAACATGGGCGCTGGGAGGCGACCGCCGAGTTTCGCGGCATCGCCGGTTACATTCTCAATGAGCTCTACGCGACCTTCTACGGCTCGCGCTTTGAAGTACTCATGGAGAAGAAGCTGCAGGCCGAGCACGCAGCAGCCCAAGGCAACATCGGGCCGATGATCGCCTACGTGAACAGCTCCAAGGGCGAGAGTTACGAATACCAGAGCGACGCGCCAAAGACCGACGAGCTTGAGCGCCGAGCCGAAGCCTATGGCGAGTTGACCGCGCCGAAAGGTGTGCTGCTGATCACTGTGGGTGTAGACGTGCAGCACGATCGTCTGGCTGTGCTGATGGTTGGCTGGGGGCGTGGTGAGGAGTCATGGCGCCTGTACTGGGGCGAGCTGCATGGCAATCCGCTGGATGTGAAAGACCCGGTGTGGGTCGAGCTGGACAAGCTGCTGGCGACTCAGGTCAAGAGCGAGCACGGATGCCAGATGGTTGTGAGTGCAGCGGGCATCGACTGCTCTGACGGCACATCCAGCGACGCGGTGTACACCTACGTACGCGCCCGGATGCGCTTCAACATCATGGCGGTCAAAGGGGCATCGGTAGACAGCCGGGAGCGCGAGATTTTCGTAAAGCCCGCACCGACCTCCGACACCAACGCAGCGAACACCAAGGCATCGAAGTACGGCCTGCGCCCGTTCATCGTTGGTACCCACAAGGCCAAGTCGCTGATTGATCAGCGGCTGCGCCTGAAGGGCACCGGCCCTGGCCGTATGCACTGGTATAGCGATATCCGCAGCGACTACTACGAGCAGATCACCAACGAGGTGCTGGCTCCGCACCCGCGCAACCCGAGCAAGATGGTCTGGCAGAAAAAGGCAGGCCGTCGCAATGAGGCGCTGGACTGCGAGGTGTACGCGCTGCATGCGGCGCGCAGCTTGAAGACACACATCCTGCGCGACGCCGATTGGGACGCGCTGGAGCAGCAACTGCTGCAACCCAACCTTTTCAATAGCGAAGAGCCCGTCGCGCCCATACCCCGCAAGGCCGCCAAGAGCGGAGGACGCAGGGTGCGCGGTCGGGCGCACTGAGGTGAACCATGACCGATGCACAACAGCGCTTGGCTGACGTTCGGGCGTCGATCAAGACGATCCTTGAGAAGGGCCAGCGCTTCCGCAAGGGCGACCGCGAATTGCAACGCGCCGAACTGGCCAGTCTCCGGATTCTGGAAGCGCAGATCGCCCGTGAAGTGGCTGCGGAGCAAGCAGCCCTGCGCGGTCGCGGGCGCAGCCGCATCACCTACGGGAAGATTTGATCATGGGCATTTTCAAAAAATCTCCCGAGCAGTTGCTCATGCAGGAGGCGCTCAAGCTGGCTCAGGATATCGCACAGCCGAAGATCGTCACGCAGGGCGGTGGCGGAGGCAGCGAGACACGCTGGCGTGGTGCATCGCGCATGCTGCGCAGCATGGTTAGCTGGATTCCGGGGCTTGGTAGCCCGCGGCGCGACCTGGCAAGCAGCGAGCGCAGCATGCTGGTGGCGCGGTCCCGCGACGCGATGCGTAACCACCTGATCGCCCGTGCGGCAATCATGCGGCTGCGCACGAATGTTGTCGGTACCGGGCTGGTGTGTCGGGCTCAGGTCGATACCGAGGCGCTTGGTTTGAGCGAGGAAGAAGGCGATGCGCTGAATGCAAAGCTGGACCGGGTCTGGTCAATCTATGCGGATGACCCACGCGAGTGCGACGCCGAGGCCACGCTCAACCACTACCAGCTGCAAGCGCTGGTGCTGGTGTCGTCGCTGGTGGGTGGTGATGTGCTGGTGTCTACCCCAGATGAGGAGCGCACCGGCTGCGTTTTCAGCACTCGCCTGCAACTGATCGAGACAGACCGCTTGTCAAACCCTGGGCGCGCGCTCGATACCGCTCGCATTGTGGAGGGCGTTGAGTTCGATGCACTGGGCGCTCCTGTGCGGTACCACGTGTGCAGCGGCTACCCGAATGAGCTGACGCTTGGTGCTGAGTTGCGTTGGGACAAGCTGGAAGCCTTCGGCGCCGTAACAGGGCGTCGCAGGGTGCTGCACATCATGGCAGACAAAGAGCGGCCCGGTCAGAAGCGTGGCGCACCTTACCTCGCGCCTGTGCTTGAGCCATTGCAGAAGCTGGAGCGCTACAGCAGTGCCGAGCTGATGGCTGCGGTGGTGTCGGCCATGTTCACCGTCTTCATCGAAAAGAGCAGCGAGTTCGATGATGAAAAGATGAACCTTGCCAGCCTGGTGAATGGCGGCGAAGGCGCATCGACCGATGACGACGACGGTGGAGATATTCAGCTTGGTGAAGGGGCAATCATCGATCTTGGTCGTGGTGAGAAGGCGACCACCGTCAACCCCGGCCGACCCAACGCGCAGTTTGATCCGTTCTTTATGGCCGTGGTGAAGGAGATCGGCGCAGCGCTGGAGCTGCCGGCAGAAGAGATTCTGTTGTTCTACAGCTCAAGCTACAGCGCCGCCCGCGCAGCAATGCTGCAGGCATGGCGGTTCTACAGCCTGCGCCGCTGGTGGCTGACCTGCGACTTCTGCCAGCCCAGCCGTGAATTGATCATCGACGAAGCTGTCGCGCGTGGGCTGATCGATCTGCCTGGCTATGCCGACCCTCTCAAGCGCAAGGCCTACTGCCAGGCGCTGTGGATTGGCCCAGCCCGTGGCGCTATCGACGAGCTCAAAGAAGCCAACGCAGCAGGCAAGCGGATTGAGATCGGCGTCAGCAACGAAACACTGGAAACAGCAGCTATGACCGGCGAGCCATGGCAGCAGGTGTATCGCCAGCGCGCCCGCGAGATTGACCAGCGCCGGCAGGATGGCAACTACCAGTTGCCCAAGGGCGCCCAGCCCGAGCCAGAAGCACCAAACACCAATCAGGAGTAAACCCCATGCCACGTGCATTTGAGCTGGCCGCGTCGCGGTCATGGCTGATGCTGCCTGACGCCCTGGATAACCTGATGGCGATTGCTGATCGCCAAGGTCAGCCGGAGGCGCTGGAAGCCCGGATCGGCAAGCCGCTGGAGAACGCCCGCAGCGTGACCGTGCGCGATGGGATCGCAGTGATCCCCGTGACCGGCCCGATCATGCGTTACGCCAACCTGTTCACGCGTATCAGCGGCGCCACCAGCACTCAGGAGCTGGCGACTGATCTTCAAGTCGCGCTCGATGACCCGAAGATCAAGGGCATCGTGCTGAATATCGACAGCCCGGGTGGTGAGGCCAGCGGCATCAACGAGCTGGCCGACATGATCTATGCAGCTCGGGAGCGCAAACCGATCAAGGCATACGGTGGCGGGTATGTCGCCAGCGGAGCCTACTGGCTCGCCAGTGCGGCTGGCGAACTGGTGATCGATGACACTGCACTGGTGGGCAGCATCGGTGTTGTCACCGAGGTGCTGATCCGCGACGCCAAAGAAGGCGAAAAGCGATACACCATCACCAGCCAGAACGCCCCCAACAAGCGCCCGGACCTCTCCACCGAAGAGGGGCGGGCCGTTCTCAGTAAAACCATCGACTCCATGTCCGGCGTGTTCGTCGCCAAGGTTGCTCGCAACCTGGGCGTTGATGTTGAGCGTATCCCAGAGATGGGCGACCACGGCGGCCTGAGAGTGGGCGCCGAGGCGGTAGACGCCGGGCTCGCACACCGTTTGGGCTCTCTTGAGGGCCTGATCACCGAAATGGCCAAAGCGGCCGCAACCCCGAGGAAACTCACCATGACAACCGTAAAGACCACGGCGGAACTGCAGGCGGCTCTGGCTGCTGGTACCGACCCGAACACCATTCAAATTGCCGCGCCTGAGCCGGTAGACGAGAAGGCCATTACCGCTGCTGCGGTGGCCGCTGAACGCGACCGGGTCAAGGGTATTCAGGCGCTGGCCGCTACCGGCTTCGAGAAGGAGATCGAAGCGGCCATCGACGATGGCTCCAGTGTTGAAGCCACAGCCCTGCAGTTGTTCAAGGCGGCGCAGGATCGTGGCATCAGCCTGGCAGGCATCAAGGCTGATGCAACCCGCACCACTACCCAAACCCCGCCGGCGGAGAGCGAAGCCGCTGAACGGACTGCTGCCGCCAGCGCGATTGCCGCTGGTGCAAACCGTCGTTGATAGGAGGCCACATGGCTAACCCGATCCGTAATACCTATGTGCCGGCTCAGCTTGCTGCTGGCCACTTCCCCGTCGTCATGGACTCGGTGGTGATCGCTCAGGGCATGGTCCTGGCTGCGGGCGCCGTACTCGGCAAGGTCACTGCCGATGACGAATACGTCCTGTCGCTGTCGGCTGCCACAGATGGCTCGCAGAACCCCGAGGTGATCTTGGCTGAGGCAGTGGATACCACTGATGCCCCGGCCCCGGCCCCGGTGATGCTGACCGGTGAAGTGCTCGGCGACAAGCTGACCATTGGCACTGGCCACACCATCGCAAGCGTGAAGGCTGCGCTGCGTCCGCTTTCTCTGTTCATCCGCTGATAGGAGCACTGACAGATGGATATTTTTGATACCCGCACGATGCTCGAAGCCGTCGAGCAGATGAAGACCCCGCGCCGCTTCCTGATGGCGACATTCTTCAACGGCTCCAACCCGCGCACCTTCCCCACCAAAACCGTTGACATCGACATCGTCAAAGGCAAGCGGAAGATGGCGCCGTTCGTGCACCCGAAATTGCCTGGCAGCGTATCGCTGGGCGAAGGCTACAGCAGCAGCACCTACGCGCCGCCGTATGTTCAGCCCAAGCGCGAAACCACTGCCGACCTGATCCTCAAGCGCGCAGCCGGTGAATCACCCTATGCGGCCAAGCCGCCGGCGCAGCGTGCAGCTGAGAAGCTGGGCGCGGATCTGCGCGACCTGGACGAAGAGATCATCCGTCGCGAGGAATGGCAGTGCGCTCAGGCCCTGACCACTGGCCAGATTCGTGTGGTCGGCGAGGGTGTTGATGACACCATCGACTTCCTCATGGCCGCTGATCACAAGATCACGCTCACCACTGGCAAGTGGGATGCCGATGGTTCTGACCCTATCGCCAACCTGCGCGCCTGGAAGCGCAAGATCGCCAAGGACTCTGGCCGGACTGCCAACACTGCAGTGCTGAGCGCCGAAGCGGTTGCGGCCTTCCAGGCCAACGACATGGTGATGAAGCAACTCAACACCCGTCGCGTAGACATGGGCATGATCAAGCCGGAAGAGCTGCCGGACGGTGTGACCTATCTGGGTTACCTGAATGACCCGGGTCTGGACCTGTATGCCTACGACGAGTGGTACCTGGACGAGGAAGACGTCGAGCAGCCGATGATCCCGGCGGGTGGCCTGATTCTCGGTGCCAGCAATACCCGCAACGCGATGCTGTACGGCGCGATTCAGGATCTTGACGCAATCGAGAGCGGAATGGTGGAAGCGGCCCGCTTCCCGAAAAGCTGGGTCACTCCGGAGCCGTCTGCACGCTGGCTGAAGCTGCAAAGCGCGCCCATGGCCGGCTTCCTCGAGCCGGACGCTTTCATCTTCGCCAAGGTGGTGTGACGTGGCTGGCAAAGCGGCTAAGAAGCCGCAAGCCGACTTGGTACCCGTCGAAGATGCTGACGTTCCTGCAGCTGACTCGGCTGACGCTGTGGAAGCGCCAGGAGCTGGTGCAGTGGAAGCCCAGGCTGGTGCTGATTCCGGTGCTGCATCCACTGGGCAGGATGTTGCCCTGGAAGCGGCGGCGCAAGTCACCTCTGCTGGTTTTGTGGTTGCCTGGGGCTGCATTCAGGAAGCCGGCAAAACCTACGTCCAGGGCGATCCGTACCAGCCGCCAACCCCTGAGCTCGAGGAAGAGCTTCTGGGGCAAGGCATCATCAAGCGCGCCGGAGCAGTGGAGGAGTGGCCATGAGCGACTTCTCCGCAGCCATGGACGACATGGACGCCACCCTGCTGGACTCGCTCAAGGATGGGCGCGTCGACTTCCTCACCGCATCCGGGTCGGTTGCGGTTGAGGGGCTCGATGCCATCGTCGAGCAGGATGTCGAGCGCATCAACGAGCTGTCCGGTGCGGTTGATCGCGTGGTCACCATCTGCGTGCTGAAAGGCGCGCTGGGCAGCTACGACCGCAAGGGCGCGTTCCGCAGCAATGCGGGCGAGCCGGTCAAGCTGATCGCCGGCAAGACCATGCACCTGGACGGCATCGAATCTGATGACGGTTCCCTGATCACCTTCTACGTGAGGCCCTGATATGCCTGCTGACGTACAGAGCCAGCTGCTTGCAGAGCTGGAACAGCGGTTGGCCGCGGTGCCCGACTTTGGCGCGCTGGTGTTTGAAGACAGCGTGCTGCGGGTGCTGGATGAGGCCGATCCCGCGCTGCCGGACAGCTTCATCATCCTGCAGCCAGGCGACACGCAGGAGGTGCAGCGCGTCGGCGACGCCGGGGTGCGCGAGCAAACCACGGTAAGCGTGACCCTGGTCACCAAGCTCCGTGCGTTCGCCCCGGCGCTGCGTGCTGGGCGGCTGGCGGTGAAAGTCGCGCTGGCAGGGCCAAAGGCAGGGCTGACGGTTCAGGGCGTGCAGCAGGTTGCTATGCCCAGCGAGTCATCGTTGCCGCCCGCGCCTGGTCGCCTCTGGGCCGCCCACGTCATGCAACTGCAAATCAACTACCAACAACCCCTCAAATAACCGGAGGCATTCATGCCGAAGCACAACGTCACCGCGCCATTCAATTGGAATGCGGGCGGCAAGGTCGTGGCCTATCCAAAGGGCGAGCAGAATCTGCCGCCGGATGTGGCCGCCCACGCTATTAAGAACGGGTTTGTTGCCAAGCCCACCGACGCAACCGCCAAGCAGCCGGCCGCGCCTGAGAAGGCCGAGCCAGCCACCAAGGCCTAACGGGAGTAACCCTTTATGGCACAAGTAGATCGTTCGTTTATCGGCGAGGGCATTGCCTACGCTCGCGCCTATCAGAGCCAGGATGCGCTGCTGGATATCGGCAACTGCGATGTCTTCAACATCTCCTACCAGACCAACCGCATTGCCCTGCCGAACTACCGTGGCGGTGGCGGCAACCGTAACGTCCGTGATCGTGTGACGGATGTGAACACCACGCTCGGCCTGTGGGATCTGACGCCTGAGAACATCGCGCGTGCGACCCGTGCGACTGTGACCGAAGTCGATACCACGCCCATCGTGGACGAAGCCCTGGCATGCGCCGGTGTGCTGGGTGAGCTGATTCCGTTCAAGCACCTGCCGGACCTCACGGTTGCGCCGGTACTGAAAACAGCGTCAGACACTGCGCTGGTTGCCGGTACCGACTACCTGCTGAACCAGCACGGCATCATCGTGTTGAGCACCACCAACATCACCAGCGCCGGCGTCAAAGCCAGCTACACTCCGCGCGGTGCAAGCGTCATTCAGATGCTGACTGCGCCTGCGGTCGAGCTGGAGATTTACATTGCCGGCTTGAACGAAGCCCAGTCGGGTGAGCCCTACAGCCTGCGCGTTCATCGCGTGAAGCTGGGCCTTGTCAGCCAGATGCAAGCCTTCGGTCAGGAGTACCTGAAACTGGAGATCCCGGGCGAAGCGCTGGCGGATGACCGCATCACCGGTACCGGCATCAGCAAGTTCTGCCAGATGGATATGGCGGCTTGATGGTGAGGGAGGGGGTGGAGTGCCGCCCCCTTCCTCGGTTGCTGGTTAGCCGAGCCTTTTGGCGATGTAATCCAAAGCCTCTTGCTCCAACGCCGTCACGGTTTTGCCGGTAGCGACAATATCGGATGCGCCCTGTTTGAAGATGCTTTGAATTTCATTGCTCAGATTGCCGACTTTCCCCACGGACACTTTGAACGTCCTGAGGCTTGGTACTTCCCAGTCAGCCATCATTTTTTGAACGACAGATTCGCTGACTCGGTCGTCGCCTGTCAGGGACTGGAGAAAGGTGGCAATGATCTCGCGCTCTGGTTTGCGCATCTGGCCGTCAGCCTTGGCGATGTAGAAAAGCGCATCAATGGCATCGGGAGCTTCGTTGTATGCCCTGTCCAGCGAGGCGTCAACGCTGCTGGAATAGCGCTCATGTAGGTAGTCGTAAAGGTTGTCGATAATCTCGCCGGACTCTTCGTCAACGCAGTTCTCGATGCGGCTAATGCGGAATGTTCTGTTGTTGTTTCTTAGTCTGCAAAAAGCGACAAGGGTGGGTTCGCCCAGGTGACTGCCTACCGCCTGAACGGTGATGGGGCGCTCGGTTACCTTTCCTTCAACGTCGCGAAACGTAATGAATAGATTGGCCTTAACGGGGAAGGATTCTTGCACCTCCCAGGCGCCTGCCTCCCAAGGGTCACGGTCTGGGTTGCCTTGGTGACTTTGCTGCTCAAAGTCACTTGGCTCGGTTTCAGGGCCGCCGTATTGCGTTACCTGGATGGTGACCCCGGAACCGGTTCTTGCTGGGTTTGTGTTGTTCGCAGATGGGGCCGGCTCCTGCGGTTTCTTGCGTGACTTGACTGACAGGATGGCGATAAGCGTTGCGACGACGCCGAGTATTACTCCACTTAGAAAGTCCATTTTCAGTTCCTTGGTAAGCGCTTGTTGAATAGCGGTCGATTATAGCTTTGTTCTTATACCCTGCCCCGGCAGGGTTTTTTATGGGTTATCGGTTTTACGTGTTGTTGCAGGTAAAACGCATCCTTAAAGCATAATGGCAATAACTTCGGCTTTACGTGTTGTTATAATGAAGGCTCATCCCTTTGAAGGAGAGAAATCATGGACAAGGTATTGGTTGATCGGGAGCTGCTGGCTGGACTTGTCAGTAATGACCGCGAGACTCGGCTAGATGCAGAGCGTCGCATGTATGGCGTCCTCGCCAACCAGCCCGCAGAGGCGGAAGGGGTGGATGCGCCGATTGTGGTTGGTGTGCGTATTAGCTCTGACGGATTCGGCTCTTACATTGCAGATTCAGCCATGGGGATTGGGGCTCTCTATCCTGGTGACGTCCGTGAGCCCCTGACGACCGTCTCCCAGCACGAACGCATCGTGGCGTCACTGGCCTGGCCCGCGAAGACCGAGCAGCAGCCGGAGCAGAGTGCGCTGGTTGAGGCGCTGAAAGGAATGCTTGCTATCCACGACGAGCCATCAGGCTTCGCGGGCAAGTACGGTAGAGCGCTCGATGATGCAATCGCCGCGCAGCAAGTGAAGATAGATCAGCGCATTGCTGCCGCTCGATTAGCGCTCGCCGCTCAAGGGGACGTCGGTGCCTGACTCGCTGTCCCTGCTTCACCCGCTCAAAGTCAAGATCGTGGAATTCCTAGAGGATGAACACGATCTGCAATTCAAGGTTGAATTTCCGGCCCCCGAGTTCTGTACCGCCTGCGGCGCTATTGGCCAATCGATCCGCTTCTCGAAGAAGCTGACCAAGTACGTTGACCTGCCAATCAGGGGCAAGCGCACCGTGCTGTGGGGCATGCGGCGGCGCTACAAGTGCAAGACATGCAGCAAAGTGTTCTCGCCGGCCTTGCTGGACTTCGACGAGAAGCACCGCATGACGAAGCGCTGCCATGCGCACATCATCAAGCAGGCCATGACGACCACTAACTCAGCTGTAGCCCGCGATCTAGGCGTTGATGAGTCGGTGGTGCGCCGGGCCTTGCGCGACTACTGCGCCGAGCAGGAGGTGGGCTACAGGCCCATGCTTCCGCGTGTTCTTGGCATTGACGAACTGCTTGTTGGCGGTGAGTACAGGTGCGTCCTGATCAACCTGGAAGAAAGAACGATCATCGACGTCCTGCCTAACCGCAAGAAAATCGTAATCCATAACTACATCTCCAACATGCGCGGCCGGGATAGGGTCCAGATCGTCTGCCAGGACATGTTCCATCCGTACAAAGACGTGTCGCTAGAGCTGTTCCCTAACGCCACTGTCATCGTCGATAAGTTCCACGTTGTGCGGTACGCCAACGATGCAATGGACCAGATACGAAAGCGGATCAAGCGAGGCCTCACTGTTCCGCAAAAGCGCACCCTGAAAGGCGACCGCAAGCTAATGCTGATGCGGCGGCGTGATTTGGACGTTTGGGCGCACCTGAAGATTAAGACGTGGTTCGATCAGTTCCCCGAGCTAGGTACCGCCTACAACCTCAAGGAAGGCTTCTACAACATTTGGAATAGCAAGACCCACAATGCAGCCAGGCAAGCCTATGACGAATGGCGTCAACGCATCCCTGCCGAGCAAGAGAAGGACTGGAAGGTTGTCACGACCATGATGACCAACTGGGGCGAGTACATTTTCAACTACTTCAAGTTCATCCCCCAGCGGTACACCAACGCGCTAACCGAGTCGATCAACCGCTACCTGCGCGACGTAAACCGTAACGCACGAGGCCTGAGCTTCGAGATGTTCCGCGCCAAGATCATGTTCACCCTAGAGCACAAAGTGAAGCCGCCAGAAACCAAGCGGCTAGCGCCGTTCCTGGCCAGGGAAATCATGGCAGTCGAGCCCATCGAGGACGAGCTGGTGGATTACGGAGTTCCGATTTTCAGCATCCTGCAGCTGTACTCAGAACCAGAAACGGGAGCTTTCCAAGAGGAAGGCTAACAACACAACCAACCACCTCACCTAGGGGTATTCAGAAAGGGCCTAACAACACCCTTTCCCGAATACCCTTTTTTATTGCCCGGAGAAAACCCATGGCTGGCATCAAAGACCGCCTGATTCAGTTCATCCTGCGCGGCAAGGATGATCTGTCGCCCGAGGCCCGCAAGGCGGCGCAGGCGCTGGAGGATGTGCAGTCACAGAGCCAGAGCCTGCGTGATGAGTTTGACCGGGCACGTTCTGCCCGCGGTCTGGCTGAGACCCTGAAGCAAACCCAGCGCGCTGCCGAGCAGGCCGAGCAGGCACTGGTGCAGAATGACCTGCAGGTGCGTGAGCTGCGTGAGGCGCTGAACCAGTCGCCGGAAGCGGCTGGTTTGGCGCAGTCCCTCAAGGATGCCGAGCGCGAAGGCCGCAAGCTGGCAAAGCAAGTGACCGCGCTCAACGCAAGCCTGAGCGATCACGAAGCCGCAGCCCGTGATGCGGGTATCGATACTGCGGATCTGGCCAACGAAGAGAAGCGGCTGGCCGCAGAGCTGGCCAAGGCCAAGGCAGCAGTGGGCGACAACACCGATGAGGTGCGGCGCCTGGAGAATGAGCTGCGCAAGGCGTCGCGGGCATCCTCTGAGTATCGTTCGCGCGTTGATGCCGCCCGCTCGGCTATGACCTCCGGTGCCAAGCAAGTGCTGGCCTTTGCTGCGGCCTACGTCTCGCTCAATGCTGCGTTCAGCCTGGTGCAGAAAGGCCTGAATCTGGTGCGCGATGGCATCTACTCGATGCTGCAAACAGGCGACCAGTTCGAGGGCATGCAGACCCAGCTCACTGCCTTGATGGGCTCCATCGAGGGCGGCGAGCAAGCAACGGAGTGGATCAAGCGCTTTACCCGTGACACGCCCCTGCAGCTGAAGGACGTGACCGAAGCGTTCACGCTGCTCAAGGCATTTGGCCTTGATCCAATGGACGGCACCCTGCAGGCCATTACCGACCAGTCCGAGAAGCTCGGCGGCGGTATGGAAAAGCTGACCGGTATCTCGTCGGCCCTCGGCCAGGCGTGGGCCAAGCAGAAGCTCCAGGGCGAAGAGATTCTGCAGCTGGTCGAACGCGGTGTGCCCGTGTGGGATCTGCTGCAGAAGGTAACCGGCAAAAACACCGAGCAGCTGCAGGAGCTGAGCAGCAAGGGCAAGCTGGGCCGCGATGTAATCCGCGATCTGATCACCGAGATTGGCAAGGCAGCCGAAGGCTCGGCAGCGGCCAACATGAGCCGCCTGGCAGGTATCGTCAGCAACCTGCGTGACGTGGCGGCTGACTTCCTCGATCGCATCGCCAAAAGCGGCGCGCTCGATTACGTCAAGCAGCAGCTGTTGGGCGTGGCCGATGCCATCGACCAGATGGATCGTGACGGCAAGTTGGATCAGCTGGCCACCACCCTGTCCGATGCATTCATCGAGGCGTCGGAGTGGGTCAAGCGGTTCATCGGAGACATTGCAGACTTTGACCTCAGCGAGCTGAGCGACAAGGCCAGCACCTGGCTGAGCGATCTGGGTGCCAAGCTGGACGACGCCCGCATGCGGGTGCAGCTGTTTGTGGCGCCGTTCACCACCCTGTTTCAAGGGCTGGTGGCTGGCTTCGCGGCCATTGGGCTTGCTGCCGTGACGCTGGCTAAGAACATCGCTGACCCGTTCTTGGCAGCAGGGGAGGTAATCGCTGATGCCTTCAATCTGGATTCCCTGAAAGAGAGGATCACCAACGCCCGCAGCGAGATCACAATGCTGCAGGGCGCGCTGGTCAATCAGATCGAGCAGTCTGGCGAGAGCATCCGCAACGCATGGGACGTAACCACGCGGCATCAGGTGCGGGGCGCGCGGGATGTGACCGAGGCGGTCAAGGCCGAGACTGATCAGCAGCGCATGATGAATCAAGCGCTGGCTGATGAAATGGTCAACAACCAGCAGCTGGTGAAGAACGCCGCGATTGAAGCGGCCATCGCCGGCACTCAGGCCATCGCTGACTTTGCCGAAGCCCAGAAGCTGATCGATACCGCCACCACGGTGGAGCAGCTGCAAGGCCTGCGCGCGGCCATGCTGAGCGCGTACCAGGACGGCGCAATCACCCAGCAGGAATACGCAGCCGGCCTCGGCATCGTTGCCGACAAGCTGGACGAAGTAGGGGGCGAGGCCGCCAAAACCGCCAAGTCCCTCTCTGATGTGATCGACGAGCTGGAAGACTTCGCCGGCGTCCAGAAGGCCATCAGCAGCGCCAAAACAGACGTTGATATCAGCAAGCTGCGCACCGCCATCAGCTCGCTGTATGAAGACGGCAAGCTGTCGGTTGACGAGTACAACAAAGCCATCAAGGCGCTGGAGAAGCAACAGGACAAGCTGAGCGAATCGACCGGCAACCAGGCCGACGCCCAGACAAACCTTGAGAAGCAACTGCAGGCCGTGACCGACGCGCTGGCCGAGCAGGCAGCTGCAGAGCAAGCCGCAGCAGATGCCAGGGCAGAGCAGCAAGCAGTCTTCCGCGACGCCTTCAGCACCTTCTTCGACGAGGTGATGACCGCCGCCCGCTCGCCGCTGGCCGAGCTGAGTGATAAAGCCCTGCAAGCGTTTGACGCGCTCAAGGGCATCAGCAGCGTTGATGTGGATCTGGACACCAGCAGTCTCGAAGGCACCGCCGCGTCGCTGAACATCGTCAACGACCAGCTGGCGGACCTGCAAAACAACCTCGATAACCGCATGCGTGGGCCGTTTGCGCGCTGGGCAGATGAAACCCTGTTCGCCAGCCGCAAGCTGCAGGAACAGTTCCTCGAGCAGAAGCTGGCACTGCAGCGGCTGATGGACGGGTATGAGAAGGGAGCGGTCTCGCTGGCCAGCTTCAAGGTGCAGGCCGTTGGCCTCAAGTCCAGCCTTGACCTGCTGGACGCCTCCGACTTCTCGGAGCTGGACAGCGCCCTGGAGTCGGTCAAGCAGCAGTTTGAGTCGGTGGCCGATAGCGCCAAGGGCACGCTCGCCAGCATCAGGGACGAGCTGGACAAAGTGCGCGGCAACGAAGAAGCGATCGAGCGCCGGCGTATGCAAAGCCGGCAGGCTGAACTGCAGGCCCAGATTGCCGAAGCGCAGGCGGTGGGCAATCAGGCCGCCGTTGCAGACCTGCGGCAAGCCCTCGGCATGCTGCGCGCCATTCAGTCCGAGACCGAACTGGCCCGTGAAACCGAAGCCCGGCAGCAACGGCGTGAATCCGTTGCAGCGGCAGCGCCGGAAGCTGCGCCCGCGCCCAGCACGATCATCAGGCTGGAAACGGCGCAGGGCCGTTCTGTCGATGTGAGCGTGCCCACTGGGCAGCAAGACGCACTGCTGGGCATTCTTGAACAGGCTGGATTGAGGAGCGTGTGATGCCATTAACCCTTGGCGCAGTGGACCTGGCTGCCGATCCGGATCTGGCCGGCGACCAGATGGAATGGGTGGACGAGTTCGACTGGGACGCCATCACCCAGAGCCAGGAGCGCGGCCTCACCGGCGCGCTGCTGATTCAGGAGGGCGTCAAGCTGCATGGCCGGCCCATCACCCTGCAGAGCAACGGCGGGGCCTGGTTCACCCTGGCCACTGTCCGGGCGCTGGAAGCGCTGCGCGATCAGCCCGGCGCAGTGATGCAACTGGTGCTGCCGCGCGGTGATCAGTACTGGGTCACTTGGAACCGCGAGAGCGGCCCGCCCCTTGCTGCCAAGCAGGTGATCCGCTCACAAGACATGGCTGACACCGTGTATGAGCTGACCCTGCGGCTGATCACCGTCGCGCCGCCGCCAGAGCCAGAGCCTGAAAGCTGAAAGCTGTCTATAGTGGGATTCGCTGATTGGTGGGAAAAAGCATTCAATTGGTGTAGATTCTTCCGCCACGACAGGACAGGGAAGGGTTATGGCTGCTATTGAAATCAGGGACGATGCGGGTGCTTTGGAGCTTTTGCACGCGTTGTTGGAGTCTCCAGATATGGAGGTTCCAGAGGTCAAGTTTATTGACTGGCCAAAGTTCGAGCTTCATGTAAAGGGCGAGCGTTATCACTCGACGATTACGCCTGAGTTGATGAAGTCTTTCCTGCTTTTTCAGACAAACCTCAACAAGTCGTATGCGCTTGCAAAGTACGCTGACTCAGGTCATCGGCTCCGTGATGCTGAACGAGAAGACCTCAAGCTGCTGGTGGAAGTTGGTGAAGGCAGCTCAGGATTCATAGCGAAACTTGAAGATCAGTTCTTAAAGATAGGTGATGCACTGGCGGAGGGGGTTAAGGATATGGAACCGCGTCAAAAGCTAATCGCCATACTCTTCCTTGGCAGTGCTGCAGTAGGCGGGTGGTCTGTAGATACTTACCTGCAAAACAAGAAGGAAGTCCGGCTTGCGGAAATCGCGGCTCTTGAACATGAGGCTGAGCGGGAGGAGCGAATTCAGACTCTGCAGGTAATGCAGCAGATTGACGCCCAGCACACCGAAGCTATGCAGGGTATGTTCAACCGGGTTGTCGACGAGTTGCCGCAACTCACCACTATTTCAGAGCGAATGGCGGCCTCGTATGACGAGATTATCGCTAGCACTGCTGACTCAGAGTGGATTGAGATGCAGGGCCGCCGTGTTGATGGCGCAGTTGTCAGTGAGTTGGGTAACTCTCCCAGAAATCGTTCTGTAGAAGATCGTGTGGCTGGGGTGTACCGAATTCAGAACGTAGATCACTCAAGCCCTACAGATTACCGCTTCAAGCTCTATGACGTGACCAGGCGTCAGGAGATCGTGGCCACTTTACCCAAAGACGGCAGCATGGTTACCGATCAGATTCTGGACTTACTTCAGGACGCTGAGTGGGGGCGTAAGGTCGTTGCCTTGCACCTAATCACAAAGGTGCGAAGCGGTAGAGTTGTTAAAGCTGAGATTGAGAAGGTGGCACGAGTCGAAGATCAGGCTCGCTACGCAGAGCAAGATCCCGCAGCTGAATAAATCACATTGGTGTCCCAGAAACCCTGCCCCGGCAGGGTTTTTTTATGCCCGGAGAAAAGCATGACCATCACCGTCAATGACGTGAAAATCCTCAAGTCCCAGCGCCTGACCGATGAAAACGACGGCGGCGGGCGCGCCACCGGTGATGCCGTGGTCGACGGTGAGGTGAACAATCTGTTCCCCGATATCAGCCGGCTGGACCGCACCCTTGGTCGCATTGCCCTGCGCAAAGTGTTTGCCGGTGTGCTGACCGAGAATGCCGACGCTTACCTGGGTGCGCACTCCATCGTCACCAAGGCCCCGGCGGATCCGCGCGTGGCCGTGCTGCTGTTCAACAGCAACAGCCAGACCGATGAGCGCTCCGACGCCCGCTCGGTGATCGAGGGCTATGTGGTCCCGTCGACCGTTGCGCAGTTTGAGCTGCTGGGCGATCAGTATGCGGGCCAGCGCGCAATCACTGGTATTCAGCGGCAAGAGGCCCGGGTGCCGGAGGTGGGTGATGTGTTCCAGCTCACCAGCGGTGCCAACAGCCAATACGTGCGCGTGCAGGCGGTGGAGGCTGCGCTCGAGGAGTTTGTGTACGACTACGGCAACGGCAACTTTGTTAACTTCACCCGGCGCCGCCTCTCGATCACGATCACCGCGCCGCTGAACGTCAAGTTCCCGGGCGGGCAGGCTGTGCCCGGTGGCACCAGCGCGACCAACCTGGCCAACGAACCCAAGAGCGTGGTGCTCGCCACGCAGGTTGCAGACTCGGCCCGGTACTACGGCATCAGCCCGCTGGCTGCCGCGATCACCGCTGGCGACATGACTGTCAATGTGGATTCGGTCTACTCGCAGTTGGTACCCAGCGCGGTGAAAGAAAGCGCGCTGACCAATCAGCTCGGCGGTGCCCGCAAGCGCTACGTTGTGCCGGCCAGCCCGACCAGCCGCACGGTTACGCTGCAGTTCGCGCAGGTGACGGCGGGCCAGAGCCGCAGCTTTATCACCCACGGCGCCGCCCTGGGTAGCATGTCGCTCAGCATTAACGGCGGCGTGTATGCAGACGAAGGGCAGGGCGAGCTGACCTGGCGCAGCGGTGCCAACAACTTCACGCGCATCACCGTTGATTACGAAACGGGCGAGATCAACGCCTACCGGTCCAGCACCTACACCGGCTCGGCCAGCCTCACCTATCAGCCGGCAGCAGCGGTCACAGGGGAGAGCGTCACCGGCGAGATCGAAGTGGTGCTGGCCACCCGGGGCTTTGCGTACACGCTCAACCTTGCCGAGGCCAAGCCGCGCCCCGGCACGCTGTCGATCAGCTTTATGGCGCTGGGCAAGTGGTATGATCTGCGGGATCTGGGCAACGGCGAGCTGTCGGGCGAGGGCAGCGGCACGGTTGACTTTGCCACCGGCGCGGTGAGCATCAGCCTCAACGCCTTGCCGGATGCCAACACCAGCCTGGTCTACACCTACGTTTGCCAGATCGACGACAACCTGCAAACCCACACCGGCGCCGGTACCGCGCCGCAGATTCGCGTAGAGCACCAGCTGCCGCATGAGGGCGTAGAGCCTGGCAGCGTGGTGGTCACCGTGCTGCAGGGCGGCGTCAGCCAGACCCTGCTGGATCAGGGCGACGGCACCCTGGCCGGCGCAGCCGGCACCGGCACCGTGGTCTACCTCACCGGCACCGTGCGGCTGGAGCTGGCCAGCACGCCCGACCAGGGCAGCAGCATCGTTTTCGACTACAACCGCGGCGGCGTGGATGTCGATACCCCGCTCACGGCAGCGCCGGACTCGGGCGGCATCGTCAGCGGGGTAATCCCCGGCGCGCCCCTGCAGCCCGGCAGCGTGAACATCCGTTGGCAGTCCACGCGCAAATCGCTGGTGCCGTCCGGTACCGATGGCGTCGCCTACAGCGGCGTGCAGCTGGTGGACTACGAAGCCAACGACGACGGCGTCGGCAACTGGATCGGCTTCATCGGCAGCATCAACTACACAACCGGGGCGTTCAGCCTGCAGGTTGAGCAGCTCTACGACTACGTAGAGCACGAAGTCCAATACAACATGACCGAGGTATAACGATGGGCGTAGTCGCGGGTAAACGATACAAAAGCACGCCGCGCACGGTTACCACCGTTGTGCCGCGTCAGGAGGTATTCGGCGGAACGCTCATGGTGCGTGCCCAGGCTGCCGGTGCCACGTATGAAAGCCAGAGCCACTCAGTCAGCACCCCGGCGCTGGAGCTGGACCTGCTGCCCGGTGTGGCAGACCCGATCGTACCCGGCAGCCTTGTGCTGCAGTGGGGCGGCGAGACCTACATTGATCGCGCTGGCGTGCTGTTCCGCGCGGTCAATACCAGCACCAACGCCGGTGTGGCCGTGGGCACGGTCGACTACCTCGGCCGCAAGGCCACGCTGGCCAGCTACCCGGCAGGCATCAGCGGCGGCGTCACGCGCCTCGCCTGCCTCACCAGCAGCGCCGGCTTCAGCACCACCGAACTCACGTTCCGCACGCCCGGCGCACCTCTGCGGCCTGCCAGCCTGCAGATCACCGTAGTGCGGGCAGACACAGCAGAAATCGTCACCGCAACGGCAGACCTTAACGGCAACATCACCGGCGGCATTGTTCACGGCAGCGTAGACATTCAAACCGGCATCGTCCGCCTGCGCTTCACCACCGACCCGCTGGACGTGAGCGGCGCCGCCAGCGTGCCGGTGATCGCGTCGCTGATCACATACAACGCCGTTGTACAGACCAGCCTGCCAATGTCCGCAGAGCTGCTGGGGCTCGACCCGGTGCGCCTACCGGCAGACGGGCGAGTGCCGGTGTACCGCGACGGCGACGTGCTGGTGATCCAGCACACCGCCGAGACAGAGGCGACCCCGGTAGCTGGCGACACGGTGCAGCTGCCGCGTATTTACCAGGCGGCCATCGAAGTGGTCGACGCCAACGGCGTTGCCCTGCGCCCGGATCAGTACACCACTGACCGTGAGCTGGGCACGCTGACCTGGGCAGACCCGTTCACCGCCGTGGATGCCGAAGGCAACCCGCTGACCAGCCCGCTGGTGATCCGCGACCGCGTGGAGCACATGACCGTGTGCACCGAGGTGCAGATCACCGGCGCACTCGGCATTGGCTCGCCCGTGCCGTGGGACCTGCCCGCCGCTGAAACGGTGGTCAGCAGCGCCGTTACCTGGGGCGACCTGCAGGCGCGGGTCTACAACTGGTTCACGCAGAAAGCCTGGAACACCGGCTCACCTAACTGGACGGATGCGCAGCAAGGCGACAGCACTACCGCCCAGTTCAACCTGCTGAACTACCCGATCGAGATCACCAACATCGGCGCGATCAGCGGCAAGTGGGCAATCATTTTCACCGGCTCCAGCACCTTCAACGTGGTGGAAGAGCAACTGGGTGTCATCGCCACTGGGACCACCGGCAGCGACTGCTCACCGATCAATCCGGCCACCGGCTCACCATACTTCGTGATCCGGGCTGCAGGCTGGGGCACCGGCTGGGCGGCCAGCAACGCGGTGCGCTTCAACACCGATGCCTGTCTTGGCCCGATGTGGATCGTGCGCACGGTGGTGAGCGGGCAGGGCACGGTTGAAGACGACCAGTTCAAGATCCAGATTCGTGGGGATGCAGACTGATGAGTGAAGAGAATCTGCTGGCAGGTGTGCTGCAGGCGCAGGTGCGGGTGGATAGTTTGCCCGCCGCGCGTCAGATCGTTGCTGTTGAGCGACAGACCGATGGGTCCTGGCGCATTGCGGGTATTGGTACCAGCGATGAGTCCGGTCTGGCCGAGCTGCATATTCGGGCCCAGTATCGCGAGTCGGATATCTACGCGCTGGCTATCGACGAATGGGGCAGCAAGTGGGAAGCCAATATGGTTGTCGCTGTTGGCGATCTGCTCCGTCCATCCAGCTTTGTTGGCTGGCTGTATCGGGTAACGCAGGCGGGCACCTTGCCGGCAGCCGAGCCTGAGTGGTGGAACAGCGCAGCAATTGGCCCGCAGCCAGTTGGTACTGCGACGTTGGAGGCTGTTAGGTACTACCGGCCGTTGGCACACGGGCCGCTGGCTGTTGAGTACGCTGAGGTGCCATGGACGCCTCTTGATCTTTCTGTGCCGCCGAAGGTTTGGCTCGACTGGGAAAGCGACGTTACGGATGTGTCTGGGGCGGCGAGTGTCTGGGCGGATCGGAGCGGGAACGGATACGACGTTACCCAATCAAACGCCGCTTGGCGTCCGTCTATTGCTGCGATGAGCGGAGGAACGAAGCGGGTTCTAGAGTTTGATGGCGCCGCAGACCATTTGGATATCCCGTCTGCGGCTCTGGGCTTATTTCGTAACACCGGAGCGGGCTGGATTTTCGTTATTGAGAGGGCGTCCGCTTCTGACTCTTCCGACGTTGAACGTCCACTTGTTGTATTCACGGTGGGTGGTGGTACGTCTACTCGGTTTGGGGTCTTTCACGGGCTTACGTCCGCCGGCTCTGGAGATAAGCTCACTACCGGTGGACGCCGACTCGATAGCAACGGATTCCAGGCTGCCCCGCCGTCTGCTATCGCTGCTGGATGGAACATGGTTCTCGGGGTAGCGAACTGGAGTAGTGCCAGATGCAGCCAATACATTAACGGCGCTCTTGACGGCGAGAACTCTTCTTTTCAGACGCCAGGTCTAACAAGTAACTCGGACTCCAATATCGCCCGTATCGGCGGCAATGCGCTTACTTCAGGTTCGACAACAAGGTTCCGAGGTCAGATCGCGGCAGTAATTATCGGCTCTGGCAGTATTCCGGCTGACGCCGAGATCGACAAGCTGTTCGGTTGGGCAGCATGGGAACTTGGTCTCCAGTCAGTTCTCGGCGAAGGGCACCCATACAAGTACGCTCGCCCTTATATCTAATTGCAGCAGGTGACGGACGACATGAGCTACACGCCATTAACGGCTGTCTTTGAGTTTGAGGGCGGCCATTACGTCCCGCTGCTACCAGCAGTCTTCGACTTCGGGGGTAGCTATGCTGGCTACGTCCTGCCCCCCAGCCTCGTCACCTCCCTCACCAGCACCTGGTCTCGTCCATCGGCAGCAGCAGACGCTGGAGCAGTGGCGGGCTGGAGCGCAGTAGGCCAGCGTGATGCAGTGGGTGTGTCCGGGTGGGGTGTCGGCCAGGTGGTCGACCTGCAGTGCGACGCGCCGTGGTCTGGGATGCCAGCGAAGGACAGCAGCAACGATCTGGAGTGGGGCACTGCCAGCGCTATGGATGGCGCAGCAACCCGCGCGCAATGGGGCGATCTGCCAGCCAAGGATCTGGGCGTTGCGCCGGGGTGGGATCAGAGCATTCAGCCGGTCGAGTGGCAGGTGCGGCTGGTCTACAACCCGCGCGTGCCCGCCAAGGATGCGACCACCCGTGGCCGCTACCAGCGCAGCGCTGAGTATCGCGCGCGCAAGTTGCAGCAGCAGAGCAGCCAGCTGTACGTGCCGCCGCAGCCATTGGCGTTCGCGTTCGATGGGGGGCTGTACACCCCGTCGGTCAACGGTGCGGTGTTCTTCACCTTCGCGCTGCCGCCAACGGTGGCCGGCCAGATCGGCCCTGTGGATGCCTCAACTGGGTTGCCCGTCCGCCCTGCGCGCCGGGTCAACCACGGCAGCCGCTTGCCGTGGGGCAGGGCCACGCCGCTCGACCCAGTACCAACCGGCATTGAGTACCCAGACTACGAAGGCCCCATCACCATCATCACCCCGCCGGCCGAGCCGGATATTCTGGAGACCTACATGATCGCCAACAGCGTCAGCGTTGTGGTGCTGCCTGACCGGGTGGCGCTGGATGCGACTAACATCCGCATAGGGCGTGATATCGATAGCTTCGCCTGGACGCTCTCGGCCAACCTGTTCGGGCGCACGTCGCTCAATCAGGTGCGGCCGGACGCCAGCGGCCCGAAGGAAGTGGAGGTGACCATCAATGGCCACGTCTGGGTGTTCCTGATCGAGCGCTACAGCGGTGCCCGCCAGTTCGGCAAAGAGGCTTACACCGTCACCGGTGTCAGCCGCACCCAACTGCTGGCCGCGCCATACGCGCCACCCCGCAGCAGGGTGAACACGGCAGATATCAACGCCGAGCTGGCCGCCAGCAATGAACTGATCAACACCGGCTTCACCCTCAACTGGGACAGCTATACCCTCGGCCCGCCAGACTGGACGCTACCGGCCGGGGCGTTTAGCTACCAGAGCCAGACCCCGATGCAGGTGATTGCCGCCCTGGCTGAAACCGCCGGCGGTGTAGTCAGCCCCGCATTGGCCAGCGATGAGCTGGCCATTCTGCCGCGCTACCGCGCGCCGGTCTGGCAGTGGTCCAGCGCAGTAATGGATCGGATCATTCCTGCCGCAATCATCGACGACCTGGGCAGCGAGTGGCAGCCTCAGCCGGATTGGAACAGTTGCTATGTCAGCGGCACGAACTACGGGGTTGCAGTCGACGTGCGCCGCACCGGCACCGCAGGCGACAACCCCGCGCCGGACGTGTTCGCAGACTGGATCACCGGTACCGAAGTGGCCCGCAGCCGTGGCATTGCCGAGATCTGCAAAGGCGGGCAGCAGGAGATTGTCACCCTGAACCTGCCGCTCTTCCCTGCAGAAACCGCCCCCGGCCTTGTCACGCCCGCGCAGCTGTGTGAAGTGCGCGACGTTGATGAAACCTGGCGCGGCCTGTGCCTGAGCACAGAGATCACCGCAGAGGGCATTGGCGCAAGCCGGGTCAAGCAAAGCATCCGCCTCGAACGGCATCACGCGGAGGGCGCGTAGTGGCAACAGTCAACCCGTGGAAACGCTTCATCGGCCTGCTGCCCGGCGGCAGCCGCACAGTCGGTACCGTGGCCAACGTCAACAACGCAGCCGGCACAAGCACAGTGACCCTGCGCAATGGCGTGCAAGTGGTGGTGCAGGGCACCAGCGTCGGGGCAGGGCAAAAGGCATTCATCACAGACGGCCGCATCACCGGCCAAGCGCCAAGCCTGCCGCAGTACGACATTGAGGTATAGCGGGGGAGAGTTGCCGGTACTGCATAACCCGGCTTTGGAACAGCTCACGTCCCTGTAGAGCCAGCACGATAGTGCCCGCCCACGTGGGCGCTGTCGCTGGCGAAAACCAACAAACGATAACCCCATCACAACAGCCGCCGCAGGGCGGCTTTTTCATGTCGAGGTTCCAATGGATTTTGATGAAGCCTTTGACCGGCTGATCAGTCATGAGGGCGGGTACGTCAATCACCCCGCTGACCCGGGCGGTGCCACCAACTTCGGTATCACTGAGCGGGTGGCTCGGGCGCATGGGTACCTGGATGACATGCGGCAGCTGACCCGCAGTCAGGCCAAAGAGATTTACCGGGTCGCCTATTGGGGCCGAGCGCGGGCCGACGAATATGACGGCGCTATCGGGTTCCAGCTGTTCGACGCTGCAGTGAATCACGGCATTGAGAACGCGGTGCGGTTCCTGCAGCGCGCAGTTGATGTTGCCGATGACGGTGACGTGGGCAGCATCACGCTCAATGCAGTGCGAGCGATGACCGTCACGGATGTGCTGATGCGCTTCAACGCGGAGCGCCTGCAGTTCTACACCAAGCTCTCCACCTGGCCCCAGTTCGGCAAGGGCTGGGCGCGGCGGGTAGTGGGCAACCTACGTTATGGAGCGGTCGACGCATGATGGGCTTACCTGGCAAGTACAAGCTGGCAGCGCAGATCGGCCTCACCGTCTTGTTGCTGATCGGTCTGGTCGGGTCAGGCTTCTGGGTCGGCTGGAGCTGGAACGGCGCAAACGGTCGAGCAGACGTGGCTGCAGCTGAGAAGCTGCACTCCGACACGCTGGGCGAGATTGCCCGAGCCGGGGCGCAGCAGCTGCGGCAGCAACAGGAGCGCTATGTAGAGCTGCAGGTGCAGCTGGCCGAGCAGGACAAACAGCACAATCAGGAGCTTACCAATGTACAGAAAAGCAATGTTCAGCTGGCTGTTGATCTCGCTGCTGCTAAGCGGCGGTTGTCAGTCCGTATCACCAGCCCTGCAGCCAGTGCCAGTGGAGTGCCTGCCGGTACCAGCGCCGCCAGCGTGGATGATGGAGCCGGAACCAGAGCAGACATACACCCAGCAACTGCAGCAGGTCTTGTCCGAGTGACTGGGCGGGCTGATGAGTGTCGTATAAGGTTAACTGCGTTGCAGGCTTGGGCGCGAAAGGTGGCGCCCGAGTGGGAGCCGGACGGGCAATAAACCCGCACTGGGCGGGTTTAAATCACCTCAATTGTGCAGCCCGGCAGGCAGAGGTAGGTGGTGCCATGCTCGTCCAGCATCTCAACGCTGGTGTAGCCGAGGCGGGCTGCCAGTTGGCCGCGCAGACGTTGAAACTCCCAGCCCTGATCGGCTACATCTTCCGGCTCGCAATCGTCGAGTGTTTCGCAGCCCGGTGCCATGATTGCGTTGGCAACATCTTCATTGCCGTCAGCAATTTCCAGAGCCGCGTCCCACGCGCCTTCGATCTCATAGTTCAGTTCGTAATCCGTCAGGTGGCGGGGCGATATAATGCGATGCAGTACGTCGCCGTGGCAGCCAGCAACGTCTTCATCCGGAGAGGCAAACACGCCACCGAACAGGCCTTCGTTGCGGATCTCGGTTACTGCGCTGAAGCCGCCGTGGAAAAGTTCTTTGCTCATGATGTTCTCCTTTCGAGACTCGCCGGGTTCCGCCGGTGCGGTGGGTAGGCTTCTTGCCTCTCCATGGGTCTAATTATATACACACCAATTAACCGCGCAAGGATTATGTGTGTATAAATTAAAGAGGCCGACGAACGGTCATTCCTTCACCGGCCGGACTACCGCTGGCATCGCGTCATAGTCCTCGATCCCGACGGGGATCGGCGGCATCCAGCGCAGATCAAACTTGCGCTCCGCAACGCGCTCCGGTGCTTTTGGCCCCTTCCAGAATCCATGCCAGTGCGCGCGGCGCACATGCGGGCGGGGGCGGGCTTTGCCCGTCTCCGGGTCTATGCTCTGCTGCCCCGTCTCTGCCGCGTGATACGCTCGGCGCAGGGCTGCGCCGATGCGCACGCCCACGTCCCACTCGCGGGTTTTCTCAGCCGGAAACAGCCGCCAGCCCTGTTTTGTGCGTTTGGGCTGCGGGTTGCTCGGGCGTTGGCCTGGGGTGCCGATCTCGTCCGGCTGGCTGCACAAAAACAGCAGCAGGCTGATGACGTGCTCCAGCTCGTCCAGCAGCGCGAGCAGGCCGGCCTGATCCTGTCGGCCCTGCTGCAGCTGCCCGGTCGCCCTGGTGTAGCCGGCCATCGTCGCCTGACGCATGGACTCATCAAGTGCGCGGTCCAGCGCCTCGGCCAGTGGCCAGCTACCCAGATGCAGGGGTAGGGGTGTCAGCTGGTCATCGCAATCAAACACCAGCCGCAGCTCATGCCCGCCGGAGTTGACGTCGTATTCCAAGTGCGCGAAAAACCCGTGCAGCGGCTGGCCGGTAAACGTCAGCCCGGGCGTCTCGATGTACACGCACCACTCAGGCAGGTGGTAGAGCACCTGGCAGGGTATGTCCCTGTCCACCGGCGTCTCGGCAACTCGCTCATATAGGGCCGGGTCAAACCGATAGATGCCCTGTGTCACCCGCCACGCGGCCAGCGCTCCAAGCCTGCCCACGTCTGCTGCCTGCGCAAGCGGGTCAGCGCCCGGGCTGGCAGTCACAATCGCGTGTACCCCGCCGAGCGGCAGAAAGCACCACTCCGGCCAGTCTGGCAGGTCCTTGCCTTTGTCCTGCCGGAAGGCGTCAATCTGGCGCCACGCGCCGGGGTACAGCTTCCCGGCGGTGATGAGGTGTTGCTTGGGCCGGGGTGCGCTCACTGCTCGCCCTCCGCCTGCGCCCGGGCAATCTCGATCGCACGGCGGATCCCGGCAGACAGATTGCCGTCGCCCAGCTGTTGGGCGTATTCGACTGACTCGTCGTCGATAAACACATTCCGGCGCTTGCCGTTGACTGTCGGCACCGGACCTGGCTTACGCTTTGCGATCTTCATCAGTTCCTTGTTGACCGTCATTTGCTCTCTCGCTCGCTCTGCAGCTGTCATGGATTTATAAGCTGCTGTCTGTGCAGCCCACGCTTCGGCAAGGGTCGATGCTTCGATATCCATTTCTGCTAGCTTGCTGTAGTCGCCCTCGAGGGCGGCGCATGCCGCCTTGTATACCGCTTCCGCCCCGTGCTCTCTGACCGCGTGCTGGATAGTGATCATGTCTGCCTCCTCAAGCCATGCGGGATTTTACGATTTGGATTTCCAGCTGAGTGACGCCAGCCTCCGCTTCGATCTTGGCCAGGTCCTTGGTGGCCACCTGGCCGTTTTTGCTGTACTTGGCAAGGGCGGCGCCCCATGCAGCTTTGTAGGTGGTGATGTTGCCGATGATGTGCTGGATGCGGGCTTCAGCCTTGGCTTCCGCTTCGGCCTGGGCAGCAGCCAAATGAGGGTTGTAGCCTTCGCCGCCTTCGTTGTGGGTCAGGTTGTACGCGGTAACTTTGTTCAT